CAAAAGGTGTTGTCCTAGATAAAATGAACCAGTTAATTCTATCAAGTGATTGGTTTCTAAGCCATGGTGAAATGCATGGTACAACCAACCTAATGTATAGACCTGAAAAACATATTGAATTTGTTTGCGCATCATCAAACAATCAAATCATTGGTCGTGCGTTATTTGCATCATTCGAAGATGAAGTTAACTTTGATGCCAGAAGCACAAAAGTAGAAAGACAAAAAGCGAGATTAAAACAAATCATCTCTCAAGTCGATTCTCGTATGGCATCCAGATTCCTTCGTGGAGATTTCTTACCAACATTAAATATTATTGCTTCATCTAAAACAAGTGACCAATCATTCTTAGATGACTACATTGAAACAAAAAGAAAAAATGAGTCTAAAACAACATTAGTTATTGATGAGCCACAATGGGTTGTTGATAACAGAAAACAAACAGGTAAATGGTTCAGAGTTGCTGTTGGTGATAAATACTTACCAAATGAACTTATTCCAGATGATATTCCTGATGAAGTATATACTGCTAAGGGCTATACAAAAATCCTTCCAGTTCCAAGTGGTTATTTAGAAAAGTTTAAAGATAATATTGAATTAGCTTTAACAGATATTGCTGGTATTTCTACAGCAAGTGCTACTAAGTATATCTCAGGTATTTCTTGGAATAACATTAAAGATAAATATGATAATCCATTTACCAAAGAAATTCTTGAAGTTGGTAATGGTGAAGAAGATCATATTCAATATGCAAATTTCTTTGATTTAAGCGGCATTCCAAGTGAATGAAAATCAAGACCATTATTTATTCACCTAGATATGTCTTCCGGCTCTAAAGGAGCTGGTGACAAAACTGGTATTGCAGGTGTCTGAATTGAAGGCAAGCGTCCAGGAGTCGAAGGTGAAGATATCACTCGTGAAATGTATTATAGAGTAGCATTCTCAGTTTCTATTAAAGCACCTAAGGGTTTCGATATTAGCTTTGCAAAGCATAGAAACTTTATTAGATGGTTAAGAGACCAGGGGTTTGCTATTAAAGGTATTTCATGTGATACTTGGGGCGGACCAATGATGCAACAAGAATTAAAGTCTGATGGCTTTGAAGTTAAGACAGTTTCTGTTGACCGTGTTAATGCTAAAACACACCAACAAGAACAATATGCTTATTTCAAAACTACCATGACTGATAGAAGATTAAAAGTCTATCAAAAGTGCGACTTCCTTACTGAAGAAGTTCTCGGTCTTGAAAGATTATCAGACGGCCACATCGAACACCCTGATGCTGGTAAATCTGGTAGTAAAGACCAAATCGATGCTGTTGTTGGTGCATTATGGAATGCTTCTCAACATGCTGAAGACTATGCTTACAATTATGGTGATAATATCAATGCAGGCTTAGATGTTAGTTTGGCAGGTAGTGATGAAAAAAGCCGTAAACAACTTATGGCAGACTATCAGGCTGAACTTCAAAAAATCTATGCTGAAACGTATGCTGAACTTAATGAAGCTGATGAAAAACGCAGTAAAGAAGAAAAAGAAGCATATGAGTATTTAAAAGATATTAGTGACGGAATTTTCTGTCTATAATAAATAAATTATAAGGAGACTAAATTATGGCTGAACAAAAACCAAAAAAAGCTAAGCCAAAAAGTGCTCTGATAGGTAATCAGGCAAAACCGGTGGTACCGGATTCCACAACAAAGTTAGATATTGATACTAATAAAGTATTAGTAGATAACATTATTGAAGCAGGGTTAGCTAGCAGATTAGATATTTCTGCCCTTGACAGATTTACTTCTATTTCAAATGCTAGGGACCAAGTTTACCAATTAATTGACACAATGTGTAATGATGCAGCTGTTTCTGCTATTATCAGAACTTATACTGCTGATGTTTGCGCTAGAAATGCAAACGGTCACATTGTTTGGTGTGAATCACCAGATCCAAATATTAGTAAATTTGTTAACTATTTATTAAATGTTATGAATGTTGACAAAAATATTAATAAATGGGTTTATTGTTTAATTAAGTATGGTGATGTTTATTTAAGACTTTATAGAGAGTCAGAATATCAAGATGCTCTATTCCACACTGAAAATAGACAAAAATTAAACGAAGCTATCAATCTTTCAATTCATAGTGCTGATGATAATTACAGTTATTATGTTGAAATGGTTCCAGACCCAAGTACAATGTTTGAATTAACCAGACGTGGACAAACATTCGGTTATATTGAAACTCCAAATATGGCAAATCAATTTGACCAAACATCTTATGTCGGTGGTACAACAGGCTTAATGTCTGGAAATAGCAATGGTGCATATTCCTTTGCTTGAAAAACAAGTGATGTTAATGTATTCCAAGCTGATGATTTCGTTCATGCTGCTCTTGAAGATAATATTTCACGTTTCCCAGAAACAGTCAACTTATTCTACGATGACCCAAATGAAGATGAGAAAACTGCTAGAAGAAAAAATGGTGCCTCATCATCTAGTTCTGGCTCAAGCAGTATGAGTTATACTGTCAGACGTGGTAAATCAATGCTTTATGATTCATATAAAGTTTGGAGAGAAAAAGCATTACTTGAAGCTGCTTGTTTATTAAGCCGTTTAACTAAATCAGGTATTGTTAGAATGGTTGCTGTTGAAGTTGGTGATATGCCAAAAGAGCAAGTTCAACAAACTTTAAGAAGAGTTAAAGAATTATTTGAACAACGTGGTGCATATCAAGAAGGCAGTTCTTTCTCAGAATATACAAACCCAGGTGCTGTTGAAAACTTTATCTATCATGCTACTCATAATGGTCAAGGTGCTATTACAGTTACTCCAGTCGGTGGCGATTATGACCCAAAACAGTTAACAGACTTAGACTGGTGGAATAATAAATTCTATTCATCTTATGGCATTCCAAAACAATACTTTGGTTGGACAGAAGATGGCGCAGGTTTCAATGGTGGCGCTGCATTAACAGTTATTTCTAGTGTTTATGCTAGAATGGTCGTTAGTATTCAAAATACTATTTTACAAGCTATTACTGATGCTATTAATTTATTCTTATTAGACAGAGGTTGTAGAGCTTACTTAAATAACTTCGTCTTAAAAATGGAAGAACCAACAACAGAAGAAAAGAAAGCCTTCCTTGAAAATTATGGTAATCAAATTAATGCTGTAAGTAATGTTAATAGCTTATTCACTGACATTGAGGACAAAGCTAGAAGATTAACTATCTTAAAATCACTTATTGTTCAACTTCATATTGGTGATGATGTTGCCGCTGAAATTCAAAAAGAAATTGATGCTGCTATTAAAGCCAGACTTAAAGCTGAAGCTGAAGAAGAAGCTAATGCTGAAAATGCTGAAAATGGCGGTGAAACTGGCGGAGAAGGCGGCGAAGACCTCGGAGACCTTGATCTCGGTGAAGAAGAAGAGCCAACTGGCGCTGACCTTGATTTAATGCCAATGCCTGATGAAGAAGTTAAAGAAGAAAACTTTAAGCCAACTCCAGGCACATCTCCATTAGTTGAAGATAGTTTATTTGAAGATGATGATGACCTCCCATCTCCAGAAGAAGCTGATAGTGATAGAGACTTCACTCAAAATAATTAATTAATATTGAAAGGAAAATATTATGATTACAAAGAATGATTGTTTATCTATATTAGCTAAGCTTGATGAAAGTGGCGTTCAAGGTGTAAATCCTTATATGAAAAAGCTTCTTGTTTCAAGAAGTATTCCACTTGAAGTATTAAAGTTTATTTCTGATAATCGTGGTTTAGAAGTTAGCCATTTTTATGAAATGTTAAGAAAAAGCCACAATCAAAAGAAATCCCCCTTATATACTAATATTTTAAAAGAAATTGATGACCCTCAAGAAGTGATTACTACATTATCTTGCTTCTTAACACAAATACTATTGTATGGTAAAAAGCTCGATAATAGAGACCAATTCTTTAGAGAAGTAAGAGCCGAAGAAGTTACAAGAGTATTAAATAATTACTTCAATACTGGACTTTATGAAGAGTGTTTAAGTTTAATTAAACTACTTAAATCTGACCTTCTCGTCTTAGAATATATTGCAGGTCGTCGTGAATTAACAGCTTAATTTATTATTATATAAATTAAAGAAAAAGCTCCTTATTGGGGCTTTTTATTATTTTATTAAACTTCTTTCAGATTATTCGCTAAATTAATTGATAAACAACAGTTTATGTAAATTATCATTTTTAATAATTTAATAATTTAATAATTTATTAAAAATGGAATTGCTAAATTTTAAAGGAGACTGAGAAATGGAAGCTAATAAGAGAAAAGTTTTAGAAGCATTACAAATGCAACCATTATCTGAAGAAGAAAAAACAGCGCGCCATATTCTTGGTAGATTATATGGTCCTATCGCTACTTGCAAAGAAAAAACAAGAAACGGTCGTGGCTATAACAAAGAATTATGGGAAAGAGCATTAGCTGATGAAATCTTTAAAGAAAAATTGGCTACAAAGAGCTTATTCTTAGAATTAGGTCATCCAGCAGATAGAGAAGAAACAGACATGACATGTGTTTGTGCCTGTATCCCAGAAATGCCAAAGATTGTCAATGACGACTTATATGCCTATGTTGACATTTTAGATACACCTAATGGTAAATTATTAAAAACACTTTGTGATTATGGCTTTGTTCCTGGCATCTCTTCAAGAGGTTCCGGTGATATTATGGCTAATGATGAAGTTGACCCAGAAACATTCTTTTTAGAAACATGGGATATTGTTCAACTTCCAGCTGTTAAAAAAGCTAGATTACAAGTCTGTGAATCATTTGATGGTAAAAAACCATTAAAAGCAGTCTTACAAGAGAGTTTAGATACTGCAAATGATGACGACAAAAAAGTTATGAAAGAAAGTTTAGAAAACTTAAATATTAAATTAAATGAATCTGAAGCTCCAGCACTTGAAGATATTCCAATGGAAAACCCAGAAGAAAACCTTCCAGAAGGCTACACAGGCAATCCAGCTGAAAGAACCACTCATTTAGAATATACAGATGATGATCCAACAGATGGTAAAGCAGTTCTTCCAGATAATATTGAAAAACAATTAACTGAGGATGAAGAAGCCACAACTGAAGAGGAGCCAAAAGAAGATGCTGCTGAAGTTGAAGAACCAAAGGAAGATGAAGAAAAACCAGAAGAAGCTACATTTGGTGCCTTCATTGATAAATTAAGTGATTTCGATAAAGAGCTTCCATTAGAATGGACTCCAATCGTAATTGATGACAAAGAATATAAAGTTGATACTGTTAACTTTGATAACAGTGAAGACAAAATTATTGCTACAGTTAGTTATGCTCTTCCTGAAGAAGAGAATACTATAAATGATGAAGAAGCTATTGAAGAACCTGCAGAAGATAATGCTGAAGAAGCTCCAGAAGAAGCTGGCGATGCCGGAGATGAAGAAGTATTTGAAAGCTTAAAAGAAGCAGTCCGTCAAAAAGACTTATTAGAAGCTGAAAACAAGGAACTCAAAAATCAAAAAACAGTTAGTGATGCCGAGGTTAAGAAATTAAATGAGGAACTTGAAAAGTATAAAAATGGCTTCATGAGAGTCAGTGAGCTTGCATCAAAATCAAGTGCTCTTGAAAAAGAGAACAAAGCTCTTAATGAGCAAGTCGTTGATTTAAAAACAAAAGTTGAAAATCACATCAGTTTAACCGAAAGTGTTAATGCTGATAAAGCAAAAATTAATGAATTAACTGAAAAATTAGCCAAAGCTACTGCAGAAGCTGAAGAAACAGAAAAATCATTAACTGAAGAACTTCAAGCTGCTCGTAAAAAAGCAACAGACAGAACAAATCTTGCGAAGTCTTATAAAGCTAAATATGATGCTGTTATTGAACGTTATGTTGCTAATAAAGCAAAAATGCTTGGTGTTAGACCTCAAGATATTACTAGCAAACTTGCCGAAAGCTACTCGCTAGATGATATCGACAATGTTTGCACAGATTTACTTAATGAAAGTAGATCACCGTTCAGTTTAGGTTTCGGCACTACAAGAGCTAAGGTCCAAGAGTCTGTTAAACCTCAAGTTAAGGATAACACATTCGATGATTTATTAAATCTTGCTGGCCTTGACTATTCTGATCTTAAATAGCTGACAACTTACTGTCAATAATTAAATAGGAGAAAACAATGAGACAAAATTTACTTGAGACTTATAGTCGTCAATTAAAGGTCGCAGAAGCCTACGTTGCCAAAAACTTCGATGGCAAACAAATTTCTGCTAATACCCAACTCACAACTGCTGTCTTATTAGACAACACAAACCGTTGGATGACAGAATCTCTCAACACTGATGCCACTGAAAGACGTGACTTAGGTGATTGGAAGAAATTCTGCTTAAACCTCACAAATATCGCTGTTCCATCATTAATCGCTAATGATTTAGTCATCGTTCACCCAATGACTTCTTACAGCGGCTCTGTTGCTTACTTAGAATACGTTAGTAAGACAGACAAAGGTGGCGTTAAGAAAGGTGACGTCTTCAATGGCGTTTTCGGTCTTGGCGAACACAGTGATGCAAGAACTGCATTCACATCCCAAGTTATCGTTGAAGAAATCGGCTCCAACGGTGAACCATCATTATCCCCAATGGCTATTGGTAGATTTGAAAAAGATGGTGAAAAATTTGATGCTAAGATTATCCGTAATGGTGAAACATCTTATGCTAAAGTCGTCGATGGTAAAATCGAAGGCGTCCAAGCTGGTGATAAAGTTGCTTACTTCTCAGAAGAATTCCAAATGGAACATGTCCCAGCTCAAGACATCCCAACAATTGGTCCAGTCATGAGACGTATCGCTTTGGTCGCAGAACCAAGACGTATCGCTGTTAGATACGACCAAATCACAGCTTTCCAAGCTAAAACAGACTACGGCTTCAGTTTAGACAAACAAATCGCTGAACAAGCTTGTGGTGAATTAGCTTACGAAATCGACACTGAAATTGTCGAAATGTTATACAATGGCGCTAAGGACAATGGCGTTGCCCTCAACTGGTCCAAAGTTCTTCCTGTTGGCGTTAGCAAATTCGAACACTACAATGGTTTCTTAGAAGTTATCGAAGAAGCAAAAGCTATCATCTATAACAGAACAAAGAAATTCCATCCTAACTACATGGTCATCGCTGCTGATGTCCTCCCAGTCTTAAGATTCGTCAATGGCTTCACAGCTGTTAAGAATGCTAAGATGAATGGTCCTTACAAAGTCGGTGAATTAGATGGTCTTAACATCTACGTCTCCCCAGCTCTTGCTTCAGGCGACTTCTTCCTCGGCTTAAACGGTTCCGATATGATGAGTTCCGCTGGTGTCTATGCTCCATACATGGCCATCGTCCCAACTCAATTACTTGGCACACCAGATGGTGGTTTAGCTCAAGGCTTCAGCACATGGTATTCAAAAGCTCTTCTTAACAAGAACTTATTAGTCGCTGGTCACATCACTGGTGGCTTCGACGATGAATATCAATATCGTCCATAGTCTTAGACTAACGAGATAATTTATTATAAAAAGGTGCACTTCGGTGCATCTTTTTTATTTTATAATAAAAATTATAATAAAAATTGTAAAAAATAAGTGAAAATATACTGTATAATATAATGAAGAAATAGAATTAATTTAAAAAACTATTTACAAATATTTAAAAAAGTATTATAATATAATTGAAGATAAAAGAGGTATTACTATGAAAAAATTTAATTCAAATTCAGACTTAACATCAGCTGAATACAATTACTTAGAAACAACTGTGCTAAATAGCGGTGATCCTTATCATGCGTATTTAGATTATTTAAAAGAGAAACATGGCACATGTAAAAATAACTATTTTGCTAATAAAAATTGTGCAAATCCACTACCAAGTTTTAATGGTATGCATAGACACCATGATTATGAATATTTAGTTGCAGCCTTAAGTAGATCAGAAGTAGCTAAAGCTAATAAGTGGGAATATCAAGAAGCTAGAAACCTTACTTATTGTAAACCAGCTGAACATGCTTTACTACACATCTTAATTGCTGAGCGTGGTGAACTTGGTGTCTATGGCGCAATGAAGATTTTATATGAACATCAAAATTCTATTGATGCTAAACTTTTACAAGTATTATGTGATCGTTTAAATAACAGTGCAACAGTCTTTACTTGGAACCAGACAGTTGTTGTAGATGCAGTTCAATTATTAGAAACATATAGATTATGCTATATGAATGTTGCTACTGGTGTTGGCAAATCTACTAGTGCTATTGAAGTTGATAAAGCAGTTAATAGAGACTTTATTGTTTTAAGTCCAAGTAAAAAGATTAATGCTGATTGGGTAAAACATAATCAGAGTAATACACATTTTAAAGGTGCCTATACTTATACAAAGTTTATGTTAGATGATATTGATATTTCTAATTTATTAATTATTGCTGATGAAGCTCATCACTTACTTGAAAAAGGTAAAGGCAAGTGGGGTGAAGCTTTAATTAATGCTTTTGAAAAATATCCTAATGTAATGATTCTTGGTTTAAGTGCAAGCAAGTTTAGAGCTAAGAATAGAAAAAAACAAGATGATACTATGGAAGAAGTCTGGCATAGAGTCTTTCAAGGTCATGTTGCACAAGGTATTAAAGATTTACCAGAAGGTATTGAAAAAGGTGTCTTAGCTCCTATTACTTATATTTGTGCCTGCTATAATAAAGAAGCTTTAAATGATGTAGTGCAATTAAGCAATAGCTGGCAGTCATCTAATAGAAAAGCAATCTTAAAAAATAAGTTAGACTTATTAAGAAACGAAACTAACATTGCTAATTTATTAAATAAATATCAACCAGATACATTTGTTAGAGACTTAGTCTTTATTGAACATATTACTGAAATAGAAGTAGTTAATACTGAGACAGGCTTAGTT